AAATAAGTATTTGAAGATCTATTCTAACAACGACAACAGAGCAAGATGGGATGCATCTATAAATAATGTAAATCCTGTTTATATAAAGTATGATGATAATTCAAAGAACTCTTTTACAATAAAGTTGGCCAATAAGCCTAGTCCCTATAAGAGTGCGGATGAAACAGTTGATAAGGAACTATTTTTAAAAATGAAGAAAAGTGGCGAATATAATTGGGTCGATCAAGGTAGTGCTACTAAATTTTCTATTATTGGTAATGGTGAAGTTTTCGCAATGGTTACTGATAAAGGTCAATATTTAGGATGCAATCCTAGTGATGACACAAGCCAGAATATATTTGTTGTAGACGGTAAATTACCGTTGAGAATACCAGGTAATGTAATAGATCAAGGATCTATTAATAATATCACTGGTCTAACTTTACAGGCTGTAACTAAGTTTTTCTTTGAACAATCACGTATTAATAACGATAAATTTGGCCAAGATGGAGCCGACGTGCATGACAATGCTCCGAATTTACCGCATGTTGTTACTCTCCCGAGCTTTAAAGATACGTTAAATCTCAATTACAATAATATGATGCAAGATCAATATTCAAGGTTGAGCCAGTTTTATTATAAAAATCCTAATATAAATCGGATAAATATAAATCAATATAATGTTACTAATAAAAGCTTTGATCAAACGGGGAGAATGCCTCTTTCTAGTATATATGCTAGTTTATTATTATCTAGATTAGGTCCACGCAGTTACAGTAACTTCATCCCTAAAACAATCCCTTCTGGTGTTAGTAGATTATCCAGAGGATATTTTGCTAATATTTATCCGGGCATGTTTGATGCTTATAAACATTTAATCACACAATTACGCAATGATATTGATGCTGATATTGGTATACGAAGGCTCGATGGAAGTGGTAATGGGAGTATTTTCGACTCCTTTGACGGGCAGCTACAAGTAAGTACAGTGGTGGAATTCGGCGCCGGCGCACTGTGGGTGCTGCTCACTATACTTAGGATTTTTTGCAGTGGTCGGGAGAGCGCCGCTGCACGGCGCGAGCGGCTCGCCGCGTTGAACACCACACCGCTACTTGATTCAGACAATTTAATACAGGAAGAAGCAGAAGCAAGAGTAGAGGCGGCGGCGGTCGGGCGGAGCGTGGCGGTGGAGGCGGCGGGCCCCCCTACCGTTCCTAGTCTAGAAGGAGTAGGAGGGATGAATATGACAAGGGGAGACAAATTGCAATTTGAGTTAGTGGAAGCGGTGCTGAAGATGATGGCCCTGAATCGGGGCAATCGGCAGTGGTTAATGCAAGAATTTGCTCAAGCTGTACTGAAATGGGAAAAGACACCTGGGAAGTCACGCCTTATCCATGTCGAATTCGGCAAGATCGACGAGTCTAAATACGACCCTATTAAGATGTTATCCAAAAAAGGGTCTAATATATTCATGTTTAAGAAAGCGCCAGATGTGGTGGTGGAGGAGGACGGCAAGTCCATGAAGCTTACGAAGGGGGTAGCAGTTCACACGTGGTCGACGGAGGGAAATACTATCAACTGCGGAATGGCATTCTACCCGGTAGAGGACAAAAAATATATGCAAAAAGCATTAATAAATCGGGGAAGAATTCTCTTGCAACTTGATGATATTCTCAAGGAGTTGTTGATAACACGAATTAAGAATTTTGAGCGGTTACTCAAGATATTCCGGACGCTCGGTGTCGAACAGGACGGCTCGAAGTGGGTCAGTAAGAATCTGGAGACAGACGAGTTGGAAAGACTGGCATATGCAATAGGTCCGATTATCTCTTCGTTCTCGAATACGCGCAAGACCTACTCTCTTAATGAAATGAAGAAAAACGTGCAAGACTTAAGTGATATACTTAAAAAAGATTTAGGATTACTTACTGATTCACAAAGTACCCCTTCGTCGGCGGCCCAGAACGCCTTTGGAGTTCTCAAAAACATGACATATGAAAGATTCGTGGCAGATGTCGCCAACAAAAAGACGCCAAGACGTGTTGACACACTAACGACAGATAAATATGTCGACTCCGATAAGTCGCCTCCAGCGAGCGTAGCGATGGCGCTGGCTCTGGATGGTGAGCGAGCAAGCAACAAGCAAGGCAACAATAAAACTAACAGAGAAAGTGATACTGCAATGAAAAGGTACTTAGCGGGGTTCACAGCTAACGGCACTGACGCTGAGTATGCCAACTACAGTTCCAATCGATTGAAAGCGGCAGTGAAAGTGGCAGGCGAGGGAGGGAGCGCCGCCGCGGCGCCTGCCGTGGAGGCGCTCGAGTCTAAGGCGGAGTGGCCCGATAACGTATGCGATTAGTAGTATATAATCTAATAATAACATATAATATTTATTTAAAAATAATATATGTTATATAATATATGTGCGATTATATTACAAAATTTAAGAAATGTTCTTTAGCAACGAGGTTAGCTGATTCTAAGCGTTTGCGCAATAAATACAAAGATCGTTGCTGTATTATTGTCGGTAAAAATAATAACAGTGATATTCCCGATATTGAACGCCATAAATTTTTAGTGCCGAATAGTTTAACTATAGGGCAATTTATTTATATTATTCGACAACGCATAGAGTGTAAACCGAGTCAAGCCCTTTTTATTTTTGTAAATGGAAAAATTCCTCCGACCTCACAACGCCTTATCCATGTGTATGAAGCCAACAAAGAAGAAGACGGATTCTTATATGTAACATATACTGGAGAGAACACCTTTGGATAAACTTTAGTCGGGTGAAAATTATTATATATATATATAATAATGGCACAAGCATGTACATATAAAACAGCACAACAACAGCTAGATGCACGCAGCTCGCGAAGTGGAACATATGAAGAGATAATTACCTTCGACGGGCGGCGGTGGCGTTCGTGGGAACATGGTATAAATCTAGTAGGACAAAAAATAATTTTATTTGGTAAAAGGAATCGAAAGAATCCTATTACCGATGCAGGTTGGAGGGTTGTAAGGGTGGACAAAGTAGTAAAAACTTTTATGGGAAGGGCAACCAAGCATATCGTATCAATGGACGGTCCTGATGGTCTCACTTATCGTGAGAAAGTGACCTTAAATAGTAGTGCGAATCCTTGGAGCCGCGGTTTTGGCTTTGTAGTGGTAGATCAAACCACGTTGACCGGTGATCTAGACACTACTACCGATGATCCAGGACTGCTATCTTTAGCTCGCTGGTCGAGGGATTCGGAGGGTAATTTGAAATACATATACGACACCAATTTCCTTTACAAATACGAATTTTTTAATGATTTGCCACGAAATTTTTTTGATACCCTGGGCGCCGACCCGTTGAAATGGATAAGTAAAGATGAAGTCGCGAGGAATAACATTGCCCTCACCCGCTTCATGTTACAGAATAAAAGCAAACAAGCCTATTCTTCTTTGAAGGGGCTGGATAAACTGAAAGAGAGCGGTTACATTGATTACGAAGAATGGGATGAGACAAGGAGTAAACAAACACGCCTTGGGTTGGCGTTGCAGATGGATGATAAAAAAATGAGTAAGATAAAACCATCAGAGGTCCCCCCCGGGCAGTTTGATGTGGAAATGGCAAATATTACAACGGCTCTTGAGCCTGCACTGTCCACCGGAGTTTATTAGTCGGATGACAATTATTATATATATATATATATATGTCTTTAGTAGAACAATGTAAAATAAGTCCTGATTTTAGAAAAAGGTATCTCAAGGAACTCGATAGACGCATGCAGGGGATGGACGCGGGGCGGTATACCTCGACGCTGCATTACGATCAGTACAAGAGCCCCAGGGAAATTTTAGCAGAAACTCAACACGCTGCTTCAATATTTAGAAGTGTTGACCCTGCGAGTTTGTTGGGCGAGAGAATATTAATGTTTGGGGAAGGGAAGGATCAGCAAAACCGCATTGTTGAAGTGACTGAGGTCCTGAAAAGGAAAGGACGAGCAACGCAATTTTTAGTTAATACCGGCAGTGACACAATGAAAGTGTCTCTTAGTAAAGGACCTCTGAGACCTGGTTCAGGTGTTACCTTTATAGGTGTTTCTTCATCAACACCCCTAGGACCATATGAAGTTAATTTTTCGAGTGGCGGTGTTGGGTATAAACTGGAGAGAACTATCTTGAATGTTGAGGAGGTGCAAGATCGGACAAGATCATATGAGCAGCTGTTGGAGCTGGACAAAGTGAGACCCCCCGGATACAATGATGGCGCGCCGGATCAGCGACGCCCACTCCCACCGCTGCCGCCGAGCCCCGCTGCGCCGCCGCGCCCCTTGCCCGAGCTCCCCTTACAACATGGTTTAAAGCCGTGGAGGATAGAAACATCAAAAACATTTGGAGCCTTAGTTGGACAGCAGGAAGCACTATATGCTGCGTTTGGCAGAGCGCCAGAAATCAACTTTTAATAATGTTACAGAATAAAAGTAAACAAGCCTATTCTTCAGTGAAGGGGTTTATTAGTCGGGTGAAAATTATTATATATATATATATATAATAATGTCGCAAGCATGTGCAATAAATAAGGCAACGAAGGAGCGACTCGAACGTTTTAACGTCGCCCCCCCCGCTGGTGGCTGGGAAAATCTTGATAGATCATATTTACAAAAAACGATTAGATATATCGAGTCACTCAATAATAGGATGCCATCCAAGACGGCGTTGCTGCCGTGGTACCGCGTCTCCTCGGTGAAGGGCTGGCGCGCCGCGAAGGCGATAGTAGAATCGGAACGTAGAGAGATCATAGATTACGCCTATAATTCGAGTTACGACCCCAACGCTCTACGCCGCGTCGGGGTCACACAATACACTAAATTAATGCGAACGCTCCAAGATCCTGACTTGCCTATTCGATTAAAACAAATTAAGGCAGAAAACAAAAGATATCGTGATTTAGCAACCCAATATCCGAACATTGGCGAAAATATTAGAGGCGTTGTTTCTAGAATAGAACAAGACTTTTCTAAGGTAGCGGGCGGTGCGAGAGTGGGCATCATCCATTTTTCGCATAAAGATAACGAGTACCTACGAAGAGAGCCAACTATAGAATATAGTATCCAAAATTATAAAATAACTTTGTTGAAGACGCATGAACGACTCAGTATTCCACCGGAAGATCAACCATTATATACTCAGGCTACTGCGGCCGAAAAGATTCGCGCTGTCAAACAGCCTTTAAATTATCTTCTTCCAGTAGTAGATGACTTATTTAAAGATCCAACTTATAAAAGGCCTGATTTTATTCATATAGGCCTGATTTAACAATCTCCAATTTTGTATTTTGTCGTTGCAATACGTGCATTGCAAAATACGGCAATGTTGCCGCAACATTCATATATGTTCGATATTGCATAGACAGTAGCGTGGTTGTGTCACTCTCAAATAAAATACTATACCACCAATATGCCGGAACAAAAAGAACATCGCCTTTTTTCAGCGTCACTTCAAGCGACTGCACCTTACTAAATTCATTTTTATAGTGCGACTGCACATCCCAGGGATTTATCGGCGACCGAAATTCGAAATGATAATAATCTTTATAGGGCTGCAAATATTTTGATGACCTCGGCGGTATTAATTTTACTTTAGCAACTCCTTCTGTAACATAAAAGAAATTACGATAATTAATATTATATCGCAGCGGTGTTGTCGAGTTTTTAGCACCCATTATAATATCATATATTGTTTTACAAACCATATATGGTCGTAAAAGTAAATCATTTATCCGATATATCTTCGCAATTCCAGTTTCAGTCAAAAAATCAGTGTTTTGTTCGCTAATATACTTGGCGTCTTTGTCATTGTTTAATACACGAAGACCGCTGTGTAATTGGATCGGTGTGTATATATCGGTGCATACCGGCGCGGTAGTGGTTGGCGACGGATCATTGTCGGCACAATCTTGTGTGTTGCGCATTTTAATATCGAATGCTCCATATCGGTCTAGAATTGTTTTTTGCGAACAAGAGCTTTGCAATTGTTCATTTGGCATGGCGAATGTTATTGGTTGTCGCAAATCACACACATCTTCCAATGAGGTTTTGGACGGAACGTGATCGATTTCAAATACTTCTAAATCGTCGCTCGTTTTCAAATGAAAATAGATATGAATATATAAAAAAAGGACAATACAGAAAATAAAAATGCTTAAAAATGCCTTCATAATAGGGGATCTATTATTTATTATATACAGTAATTAACTCGTTTTTTAACTAATTTATGTTTATTCTTCCTCTATCCGGGGTGCAAGATAAAATGAGACAAAATTTTGGGGGGTGTTATCATCATCACCATTGTCATCGTCATCATCACCATTGTCATCGTCATCATCACCATTGTTATGTTGATCTTTATTCGCTTGTGCTGTCGCTTTTACATCATCCATATTGTATGTAAGATGCATTGGGCGCTCGTCGCTAAACCCTAGAGAAATTTCTTTGCTTAATTTCCCAAAATGACACATAATATTCAGGTATTTTAGGCTATATGACTGCTTTAGAGTCATGTTTTCACCCACTGCATATTCGTTGACTTCATCTAAATCAATGCTGGATTTCATGATTCCCTCCGTGCCAGAGGCGGTAAATTCAATACCGTCTTCACTAAAGATAAGTGTGAGGATTTCACTAAACAAGACCAACTCTGATGCCAGTTCCGAAAGCCGTTTCGTATCGATGACAACGTCTACTGTTGTTTCATCTTTCGGGATTTCCATCATTTCGCTCTCTAAATCAATGGTGGGAATCTCAAATGATTTATTGAAATTATTATCACCTTTGGTAAAATGAATATTAATATTATCGACTTGGCTACCCTCACTACTAATTTCTATTTCTTGTTTTTCTTGGCGGATATTAATCACCTTGTAAAATGTGGCGGCGTGAATTCCAATTTGCGGTGCATCCGTGTCGGCATCAAACTCATAATCGTCAAACCATTCTGCAGTGAGTTTGCATTCAAACAAACAGCAGTGGTTGTTATCTAAACACTGCATGTATAAGCCTTCGCTACTAAAGTTCATATTTACATGGTCGGTTAAAAGTTTGAGATGCTGAAAAATAGTCGCAAACTTCTCTGCTTTCTGGGGAGTATGGATCGTAATTTTCATGATGATGTTGTTATTTTATATAGAATAATAACATCAATTTTATATTGATTTTGCCTAGTATTTGTAAGTATATATTTTACAGAAAATTGTTGTTTGTTATATATCAGGTAAGAAGCTGCCTCTGGCTCGTTCCTTCAGCTGCATATCAACAACCCCACTTAACGCTGCTACGTGAATTGATTCTTCTGCTGATATTGTAGCTACTCGTCTTTCTGATTCTGCAGCTGATTTTGCAGCCGCTTTCCTCGCTGCTACTTCGCGCTGCCATGAAGGTGATTGCTGTATCCGCTTCCACGCGTCAGGCGTGAAGTTGCTGGGGTCCCACCGCGGTGGCCGCCGCGGCTCAATGAAGCTGTTCGGCGGCCGCAAGATGCTGGACGGGGCATCCTCGCTAACTGAGAGTGTGGGTCGGGAGGGGAATATCATAACGAATTGTGACTCTATCCGCTCATTCTGTGCATCGAGTGCCCGCAGCTCTGTGTCGAGATGTAGTAGCTGATGATTAACTTTTACCAGCCGCCGCTGATATTTCTCATGAGCGTGGCGATCAAAAGAATCGAGCGCCTCTTCAAGATTTTTCTCTAGAGCGGTTTTTTTGCTTTCAAGATGCGTTATTAGGTAGGCTCTATAAATCTGTGGCTCAGGGTCCCATTCTTGTGTAGTATTTTCGGACACACGAATTCTAACCTTTTTACTACATTGTTGTGCCATAATATATATATATTATATGTATATATAATATGTATATACACATATGTAGCAGTGATTGTTATAAATATCAGTGTTTATTTTTGACAGCTACACTATTATTTATATAGGTTCGATACCGGTTATAGTAATTGCTGCATCAAGAACTTCATTATACCCCAAAAAATCTGTTGACTGACAATCGTTGTTCGTTTATAGCGTCTATACCTTCTGGGTATATAAAAGATTCACTAGTGCTTGCTTCTCCCGGTGTTTGTGATTCGAGTGTGTCACGAGATGATATATCATGAACAGATTCTATAGCTCTTGCTTCTCTTTGTTCTACTACTGATAGTAATTCCACTCTATACTCTGATTCTCTACCACTGTTTGTATAGTCTGATTCTCTACCTACTCCTTCTCTTGCGTCTCTTTGTTGTCTTTGTAATTGTAATGCTTCTCTTTGTTCTACTCGTAATTGTAATTCCTCTTTGGTGGGGGGAGGGAAAGTATCTACTTCAAAATACCAGTATTGCGAACCCCATAATGCCTCTCTCCGCGTTCGCTTTATTAACTGAAGAGAACTTTCAGCGCCTCCTTCTTCTTCTATTTGACGGTTTATATTTATTATGCGTTGGTTGAGCTCCTCGCGCTGGCCCACCAGGCGCATCGATCTGGCGAATGTTGACATCTTCTCCCCCCCCGGAGGATCGCCGCTGAGCAGTTTCTCTCGCTCTTTTACTATTTTATCTCGCGCTTTTTCTGTTTCAACTAACTGACCTCGCAATTGTTCGACATATTTTCTGCGTTCTACAACAGAACAACTTTGCCTTTGCATATATATATATATATATGTAAATATATAATAAATATTAGTGTTCGGATACGACGGCGTCTTCTACTTTGACTGCGTCTTCGGATTCGGATTCGACTGCGTCTTTGACTGCGTCTTCATCTTTGATTGCGTCTTTGACTGCGTCTTCGGATTCGGATTCGACTGCGTCTTTGACTGCGTCTTTGACTGCGTCTTCGGCTTCGACTGCGTCTTCTACTTTGACTGCGTCTTCTACTTTGACTGCGTCTTCTACTTTGACTGCGTCTTCTACTTTGACTGCGTCTTCTACTTTGACTGCGTCTTCTACTTTGACTGCGTCTTCTACTTTGACTGCGTCTTCTACTTTGACTGCGTCTTCTACTTTGGTTTCGACGTTATTTGTATCTTCTAGTAATGGTAAATCTTCAAAACTATTTTGTCTAATGTTATTTTGAAACGCATTCATAATATTATTTTTTTTAATAGATTTCTCCATTTTTTCTAATGCATCAATGCGCTGTTTAATATCGTCTAAATAACTTGTCTTGAAAATAACGTCCGATAAAATATTTCGAATATCCATAACATTTTCTAAAGCTGATCGTAGTTCCAACATATTTTCATTTAAAATTGCTTGATTTTTGTGTAGATCGTGAATTGCTTGATCATGTTTTTGTAATAATTCCATAGGATTATGTGATTGCGCTTGCTGCTGCTGCTGCTGCTGCTGTGCTTGCTGTTGCTGCTTATCTGGCGATATTTTCTGCTGTGCTTGTGGTGGCTGCTGCATTTTTCGTTTTTGCATTAGTTGTTGTTTAAGAATCATTTTTTGCTGTTCCACCGATATTTTATTGATATTGGATTGTGAAGCTGGTTTGTTGACATTTCCTTGACGTTGATTGCTGTTGCTTTTAGAAACTGGAGCTGCTGGTTGGCTACGACGTCTTTTTGCTGCTGCTAATGCTGCTGCACCACTCATTTCATACTATATCTAATAAAATTTCTAAATTATATCGCAATAATTACATATTTATAACATGTAATCGAGATGTATTATTAATGCTTTATTATTTATTCTTTACTATGTATTCATATATTACTTTCGCATTTCCATTTTAATCGTTTTGTGAAACACATATTTTTTTAGTTCAATATCTTCCACATAGTATTCCTCAATATTTTCCTTTTTACATAGAATATTTATGGTTGGAAAATCATAGGGAGCACGTGTTACTTGTTCGGCCAACGGTTCTAAATGATCGCTATAGATATGACAATTACCTAAATGATATATAAATTCATGAGGCACCAAATCGCAATGTTTAGCAATAATATGTGTTAAAAAACTATAAGAAGCAATATTGAACGGCACACCGAGGCCAACATCACCACTTCTTTGGTATAAACTACAAGACAGTTTATTTTTATCGGTTACATTAAATTGCACCAATACATGGCATGGCGGTAATGCCATTTCATCCAGCTGAACAGGATTCCATGCTGACATGACTAAACGCCGACTGGTTCGAGTTTCTGGATTTTTTAGATGGTCAATAATATATTGTAATTGATCGACACCTTCTCCCGAATAATCATCCTCGCATGTTTTGTAATATGCATTAAAATGGCGCCATTGATGTCCATATACGGGTCCTAAATCATTTTCTGCGAGGTGATGTAAATTTCTGCTGTCTAAAAATTCTCGTGAAGCATTACCATTCCATATTTTTACATTTTCTGCTTGTAACTCTTTATTACTCGTGGAACCACGAATAAACCATAGTAATTCTTTTAAACAGGTTTTCCATGCAACTTTTTTTGTTGTTAAAATAGGGATCGTTCCGTTTTCCAAAGAAAAATGCATCGCGCTACCAATAACTGTTTTAGCAAAACCATTTCGTCCCTCCACCATATCTCCATGTTCCAAAATATCTTTGATTAGGTTTAAATATTGATTTTCATCATGTATACTATCGCCATTTTTTTTATTGTGTTCGGCTAGTCTTTTTAACATGCTTCAGATGCTATAATGCAATAGTTGAATGGTTTATCTTTAATATTTTATTTTTTATTTGTTTTATTAGATTTATTTGTTTTTTTAGTTCTTTTTTAGTTCTTTTTTAGTTCTTTTTTAGTTCTTTTTTATTTCTTTTTATAAAACATATGAGCGACGTTGTTGAATCCGCTAAAAAAATTCCAGAAACATCGGCGAGCTTTTTCGAATATGTCTTTAATTTTGACGATGATAGCAAATGCGGCATGATGAATATGGTGCAGTATAGTGTTCTGGCATTAGTGCCAGTTGTTTTACTATTAAAGGGCATAAAAAATTTTGTTCCCGAAGATGATGATTCTAAAGGAAGTTTAGAGATTTTAGCAGAGTGTGTTGGACAAATCGCCTTTATTGTTCTCGCTATTTGGTTTACTGATAAAATGGTTCGCTTTGTGCCGACTTATAGCAAATGCAACTATTCTGCCTTTAATTCTACTAATTTCCTTCTGCCATTTATTATTTTATTAACCACAATGCAAACCAAATTCGGTGCAAAACTTAATATTTTGGCGGACAGAGTAGTCGATTTATGGCATGGTAAGCAACCCGGCGATGTGGGTGCTCAACAGAAAAACTCCAATGTTCGTGTAACACAACCAATTTCCAGTGCGGGACAGCATCACCCAAGCCAAGCAGATCATTTGGATCAATCACAATTGTTACCCGGAAATCCACAATTAACCGCGATGCCAAACATTGTTCCACAGTCCCAAGAGCAGCAGCCCGGTGCAACGCAACAAGTCGCACCACAACAGTCACCAGATTTTAACGCAATGTATCAAGAACCAATGGCAGCCAATGCAGCTATTGGTGGAGGTATGTTTGGTGGATCATCATGGTGATAAAATATTAGTTTAAATTTATTAGTATAAATTTATTAGTATAAATTTAAGTTTAAACCAGAAATATATTAGATACTCATTTATTATATTATTTAAATAAATGAGTGTTTCTTTAGAAAACGATGAGAGAGAGATCATTTGTAGTAAGCATGATATTATTTTAGAAAAATGTGGAGAGAAAAATATTTTTAACGTCTCTTTCACAATAACAAATAAAAAAATCAACTTGCATACCTTATTTGATTGGAATATTTTTGATTTATTATCATCATTAAATCCTGATATTATTGAAAATATTAAAATAGAAGCCATAGATGATAATCAAAAAAGTTATATTATCGTATTTCGACGTTTCATGGCAGATTTAGGGGTTGCTCAAAAATATCTTTCTTTTCATGTAAATAAAGTTGAACATAGTAAAAATAGCTTGGTATTTCACAGTAATACAAATGCTATAAATAATGATCATGTTTTTCAACAAAAACACATTGAGCCGATTTTACATGATTATGCCAAATTATCGATAGAATATGAATCACCACATAAGTGTTTTGTGTCTTATAATTATCATATAGATCTTCAAGAAGATTTGCCAAAATCAATGAAAAATATTGCCGGAATCATGATTAAAAAACTGTTTTGGAGATTTAAAGTATTTATAGAAAATAGGTGATATTTTTATATCTAGCTTATTATAGTGTATGATAACTAATTTATGTGTAGCAATTTATACAATGGGATTGTTTTTATGGGAATACATTGTTTTTTTATGTGGAAGAGAGAAGAACGTGTGTTTATGCAATATGTTACATAAATTAGCAAAGGTAAATGTCTTGTATATAAAGGTGTTGCAATCTTTATCTACTCAAGAAAAACTTTTAACACATGAACAATTACGGACGATTTCACATTATACAAATAATGCTCCTTATCGTGATGATGATATAGATACAGATTTTATAAATTACTTGGGCGATAATGACAGTCGCATTGTATTATCAAATAATGCACGGCCTATTAAGTCAGGAACGATAGCTTTAGTGTATAAAGGCACCATGGATAACAAAGAAGTCGTCATAAAGGTTGCGAAAAAAGACATTTATAATAAAATATACAATGGATTAGAACAGTTAAAATATATTGTTCGCTTTATCATGCTATTCAATTATTCTTTATCAATTGATGTTGATGAATTTTTGCAAGAACATAGAGAGATATTTTTACAACAAGTCGATTTCCAAAAAGAAATAGAGAATCTAAAACAAACAAAATCTAATTTCAAACATGTTGATACTGTTGTAGTTCCAGATGTATATGAGAATTATACAGAACGATATTCCAATATGATCGTAATGGACTACATTGATGGCATAGAATTAAGCGAATTGCAAGAAGAAGATAAACAGCAGTATGTTCCCATTATAATAAAATATTTTTTGAAAAGTTTTATTTACGATAGGTTTTATCATGCAGATTTTCACCCCGGAAATATTCTTTTTATAAAAAATAATGGTTATAAAATAGGTTTGATCGATTTTGGTATTATGAACACATTTAATGAAGACGAACAAGAAGCAATTATGCATTTTGTTAAAACAATGTGTGGAGATAGTGATTACTCTGCAAGTTTAACCGTTTCCATGAAGAATTTAGTTGTGCCTAAAGAACGATATCAAACATTGGACTCTTTGCATAAAACCTATATTATTGAAAAAAATGCTTATATTATAAAAAATTGTTTTGATAATGGCGATATTTTAACACCTAAAGAATTGCAAGACATGAATTCAATCCTGCACTTATATGATTTAAAGGTTGATTCTTCATTATGTAAGTTTATTTTAGCGCTTGCTGTTTTAGATAGCGTAGTGTATAAATTGCGTTCAGGAGAATTATACATAGATTTATTAAAAAAACATGGTTCTGACCTGTTTTCTACAAGTTTATTTGAAATGTAGTGTCTTTATATTTAATAAATGAATTATAATGTTATCCATTTTTATACTTAAAGAGGCAGCCGGGAATCAGGGCCGGTCGTATTGGCGATGCGTAGAATGCTGGATTCTAGAACGAAACCCTCACTAGTTAAACCGAGGCCATAATCTACTTGATACATATATTCTTTATGCTTCGACGACCATGACGGCTCACTGAAAATATGCCGCTTTTTGTTGCCAGAAATGATAATAATGTCGTTGTTATTGTATTTTGGTGGCGGGAGGGTGTTATTGTTATGTTCTGGCATAGTGGCGTCAGTAGTATTTTGTGGCATTGTGTTAGAAGACATTTTTACAGAACTTATATACATATTTTATGCTTCAATTTTTTTGAAGCATAAAATAAAATACTTAAATATACTACTTTAAAATAGTTTTAATGCGAGATATAGACAAGTTGCAAACCATGATATGCCGCGGTAAATACAGCCAGAGTGATTAAAATAGGATATGTCATGGGGGTCACGGATTTACGATATATGCCAATATAAGCTAAAAGAGGCACAACGATGATTACATGCATGAGGTATACCAGAGTTTTATTTTTGCTAGCATCTTCGCCTTTAAGTTTGTCTGTCGTGTTTGGCTCTTGCTTTTCGGGAACGTGGGGCGGTGGTTTAAGTTTTGTAGTTACACCTGCGCTTCCGCGCTGAAGAGGCAATATGCGACAATCAAAGAATGCGTCATACCATGCCATTGCGACATAGGAGAGAACAAAAATTAAAAATAAGGTGAGCCCTAAAGTAATATTGTTTTTAAAAGTTGGTTTACATAAAAAGAGTGACATAATTATGATCGAAAAAACAATGCATTTTGGATTAAGCGCGAACTGTTTACCAAATAAGCCGCCGGCCATTTATAATATTATAGAGTGATTTTAATATTTTATTAATAAAATATTATTAAAAATAAATCTGTAATAACATAATATAGAATCATGTCTCTCTTTCACCACCCGAAAGAAGTTGGTATGACATATTTCGAACATATGTTGTTTTCACTTTCTCTTGCAGGAAAATTTGGTTATGCATGTATATTGGCCATTATTCATGCATTGTATCCTGACGCCTTCGTTACGTCTTCAACTGATGCCGTAAATGAAATTGGTGCTAAAATTAAAGAACGCAGCAAAACACTGTAATAATATTAATAGAACAGTATGAATATAGTAGTGTTAATAGAATAATATTATTTTAGTGGCATCGGGAAACGCCAGGATTAATATTTATTGTAAAACAACCTAAACTTTAATCATGCATTATATTTATATGAATGGCATCGTATATGGACAAGATGCTGCTAATTTGCGACACTCGAATAAACTATCACACTCTATCACTGCCATGAACATTTTAAAGAAATGCACCTTCTCTACCTTACAAACCAATACAGTCGATGCACCGTTTTTTTCTCCGGATATCGATGATATGGCTACTGTTGAAAGAATGTCAATGAACACCAAAGATAATGCTATTATTACCGAAATCGCGAATAAACTCAATTTTCCTCCTACATTAACGCGCATCTATGAACTTTTAGATGCGAATGAACGCGAATTTACGTATCACAATTTTACATTTTTTAACATTATTGAGATGAAACGACGTCTGGATATTTTCGAGCAAGATGTTCACAGTGTAATTTGTGATGTGGCAACGGCGTATCTTGGCATGGGACATGTTATCGTTTTATCGTGGGACCACGCCAACAAAACATTTTTTATGCGGATTGATGGTGGGGCAAATGATTATGACCGTGAAGATTATTGGAATTTCATTCGGACGTATGATACCAGTACAACCCCGATTATTAAACAAATTTCGCCGGTGACACTTTTTAATGTTCTCGCGAGAGAGAACGTGGAAGATTATAATGAATTTTTGATTAACCCTTTGCGTTAAAAATATATATTATTTTGTTTATACTTAAACGACTAATTACTTTAAAAGATTTATCATAACAATTATTTTATCATACACCAAGATTTTATGTATGATAAAATATACTATTAAAATTGATTTATAGGGCACTGTCATTCACCTCGTCCTTAGTAATAGCGGTTTCTTTTATAATATTTTTAATGATTTTGTTTTCTTCGGGAACAACATCTTTGGTGACTTCCCGCACTAAATGGATATATTCTTGTGATCCAGCTTCACTATCTTGCCAATTTTTATTGGCTTTTTCCCATTCAGTTATAGTTTTTCTTTGCTGGTGCGCGACTTTACTAATCGCTGAATGCAATTTTTCTTTGCTATTCTCTCTCTCCCATGCATTATTGTCCTTTATATATAATGTTTCGCGTTTCACATCGGTGCAATGTATTGGTCTCTGACATGTTTCTAGTTTATTTAAGGCATTTACAAATACAGAACTAATACCTTCAATAAGACCATTATGCTTTGTATACATTAAATCAGCCAGTTTTATTTGCAGTGAATTTATGAAATCAGTCATGTTGATTGCATTGCGACAATGTTCATTTAAAAATACGTTGATATTAAATCGATTATTGCTATTGTTATTATTTCCAATTTTTGGTATAATGTCGGTGATAATTTTATTTTGTGTTTGCATTTGTTCTACTAATCCAAGTGTTACTTTTTTATCATCTTGGATATTTTGTATGATAGGTTCCATCATGGTTTTCACCATTACTGCCAAGTCGCTAGTATTTTTAAATTCTGTATGCTTACTTTGGGTTGTTTCCTCAGGTCCAGTGCAGGTTTTTTTATGTTTCCACAATCCAGAACGGTCTTGATATGATTTATTACACTGTGAACAAGTGTAGTTTTTTAAAGAGGTTTTATGGTTTGTTATGTATTTTTCCTCTTGTTCTATCATGTTGGTGTGTTGCAAGGTGTTGGTGTGCTGCAAGGTGTTGGTGTGGTGCAAGGTGTTGGTTTGTTTTTTGTGTTTTTTTGTTGCTAAGTGTTGCTTGATTAAAAATTTCGTATAACACTTATAATTACAATTTTTACAGAAAAAATAGTTTTCAACCTCGTACTTTTTTATGTTGATTGTCATTATTATATTAACTATACAAATAATATTTAATTCAAAAATTTGCTTAATATTTTTTATAAAAATCATTTTTATGGTAAGACTCAGTAACACAAATGTTAATGGAAACGGATATATTATTAGCATTTATCGTGTTGCATATTTTTTGCATATTTTTTGCATATTTTTTAAAAAATAAGTTATGGTGTCAAAAAAACACAAAGCGAATCATATGTATGGTGCGATTCGTGATTGAATAAATAATAAAATTTATATTTTTTGTAATTTTGCATATTTTTGGTTGCCAAATGTTGCCAAATGTTGCCAAATTTTCATATGGTGTGAAAACCGATACTTTGTTTAATAAGATCATTATGATGTATGGTTATATATGCATGTCATGATTAATCATGATTTTTCAGGCGTTGCCAAATGTTGCCAAATGGCAACAAAAAATATGCAAACTTTTTTGGCGCTTTTGGTGAATTTTTGAGTTGGTCACAAACCTAAAATAAAAAAAAATGGATTTAGAGCATTATGGTAAGGGCACTTTTTTCCCCTTTTTTTTCAATTCTATTTTCGCCAAACTGAAATTGGACATTTTAAAATGTCCATTTTTGATTTTTCGATTTGAGAATGTAAAAAAAACGTGCCATTAAACATATTAAGTATTTTACTGCATAAATTTTCATAAATTTATTATCTTATACTATATTATAATGTCAAATTGTAAAATCTCGGTTATTTTAGCATATAGCATGGCTGTTTATTGTTTAGCATGTATTTATTATATGATCGCGACTCGCTCGGTTGGCACCCCTTTTAATGATTCTTTGACACCGAAACAAAGAGAGATAAAAGACGCATCCGCACAAGTTAGGCGCAATGCATTCTATACAGGTGTTGTGATTGCAACAGTAATTTTATTGGTGGCACGGCCGTTTGAAAAATGTTGATAAATAATGATTATACGTATAGAAACAAATTAAGAATATTTGGAGAGATATTAAAAATAAATCATATTATATTATAATTATAATATGAGCTTAGATATAGCGGGCATACTTAGTGCTTTAGAAAATGAAAATAATAAAGATATTTTAGATATGGATTATTCAAAATTTAATCAAATGAAGAATGATTCATTGCAGAGATTGTCCCTTCCCAGAGAGACTTTAAAAAAATATAATAAGGCACTTAAATTTTATCGTTTTATTGATGAACTTCAAGAGTTAACAATCGGTGCATATATACGATGGATCAATCTAGAAAATCCGGAAAATATTAAGTTAACAAATGGAGGAGTCGTATGCGATATTAAAGTAGATGATGAAATTGTTATTTTATGTAGAAATAGAATGAATAGAATGTTTCAGCTGAAGTTCTCATATTGTTTTGTTTTTCAAAAACTTACTGATCAAGAAAAGGTGCTCTTGTCTGCATTAAAATATTTGCAATAGATATTTACTAACAAATAATCGATTAGTTATTACGTTTTGTTTGCTTTCTTTTACGCACGGTTAATTTTTTTCCACGTTTTGTTACTGAACTGCCATTTTTATTTTTAATAAATTTGTATCCGCGCTTACATGTAAATCGCGGTCCTTTGAGATTCTTTTTATTTAATACGCTGTTATTACAAATCGCTACTGCTCTAGGTTTGTCTTTTATTTCTGGATCCACCTTCTTTATACATCGACATAACTTTGTCGCTAGAATTTTCTCAGAACGTTCTTTAAGCACGCTTGCAGATAGGTTCTTCGATGATATATTATAATAATTTAAAATAGCTATATAATCATTTTTATTGAGCTTCATGTTATTTTCCGTTATATATAATCAAGAAAAATATTCTCTCTATGTAGTAATGTTGTTTGACGATAATTCCAACGTGTTATCGCCATCCACTATGTCCAAGTTCTCGTCGCGAGATAAAATAGTGGTGTTTGATTTAGACGAAACGTTGGGGTGTTTTGTAGAACTTGGGATGTTTTGCGATGCATTGGAAAAGGCAACATCGAAGCCTATTGAACAAGTGCATTTTTTTGAAATATTGACATTGTTCCCCGAGTTTATGAGACCGAATATTGTAAATATACTATCTTATTTATTAGATAAAAAACGCAGCAATGATTGTAAAAAAATTATGATTTATACTAATAATCAGGGCCCTCGAAGCTGGACAGAAAATATTGCTGCATACTTTTCACATATCCTTGGTGAAAAAGTTTTTGATGACATTATTCTTGCGTTTAAAGTGCGAGGTAAAACGGTTGAAATATGTAGAACTAGCCATGATAAGAGTGTGAAAGATTTGGTGAATTGCACAAAAATCCCTAAAGACACAAAAATGTGTTTCTTAGATGATCAATTTCATCCTGAAATGGAAGACGACAATGTTTTTTATATTAATGTTAAACCATATACTGCCAACATACCTTTTAAAGAAATGTCAGAGAGATATTATGCTAAATATTCGCATCCTGATATTGAACCCACTGTATTTCATAAAAAAATAGTGGAACATATGAATCGATATAATTTTACAGTTGTTAAAAAATCTGATGAATCCAAAAAAGTTGACCGCGTGATAAGTAAACAAATTGTTATTTATTTGGAAGAGTTCTTTAATAAACACCGAAATAAAGGAACGCGAAAACATCGTCGACAACATAAAAGTTTTCTTACTCGCCGGAGGAAAGTAAAGCATGGGAAATAGGTGACTCATTTGTTATATACTCTTTTGCAATAGTGGTTGCGGTTGTTGTAAACAACAAGAATATACCCGCAGAAAAAGCAACCTTTCTATCAAACTCGGCATCTTGTGATTTTATTTTAATTAATGGATTGAATCGAATAAGTAAAAAAGCACATACATAATATTTTAATATTGTTGCTAATGTATCTAAATATGATGGAGCAGTAGAAACAACACCAGCAAAAGCTAATATAAATACCACATAAGAGAGATAGTTTCCATATAAAAAAATTTTTTTATGCCAAGACAACTCCATATATATATTATAAATAACTATAATATATATAAAATTATTGAAAATGTTATGATTTATAAAGAACTTATTTTTTTCCCATTCATATTTATAGAAAAACTGCTCGTATCATTAGTTAACCAATTGCAAGAATTATTTACACATGAAATAGTGCAACTATTTAACTGATTTGATGGAACGCCGATACAATTTAATTTATTATACGCTAAATTTTCTAGTTTATATTTTATAGTATCTTTTGCGGCAATATTTATAGATGTAATATACGGGAAAACTGGGAGTTCATTTAAAATAGTTGAATTCGATGTCACTGTAAAATCTATATTTTCGGCATTTATGTTAACGGCCGTAGTATTACTTTGATCATCTATTCTAGATAATGCTGCAAATGCGTTGGAGAAGTTTACTTCTAGTTTGTCATCACTAGTTATAGTAAAATCTTTTGTTGGTTCAGTAGGTATTCTTGAAATATATAATCCAACTGAGTCACCAGTTATGTCATTTATGTTAATTGATGAAGTAACAAGATTATGTATATTCTTTATACCATAGCTATTATTTTTAACATGATCAATTTTCAAGACCTTTGTATTCAGAGAATATTGTCCTATTAGTGAATCAGTTTTGTCAATGCCAATACCATTATTAAGAATCTTGCTTATAGTAGTATTACCGAGAACAGTTGTATTGTATGGTGAGTTTATTCCTGTTCCATCATTGATGTTATTAATGTCTAAATTATTTTTAACAGTTATTATTGGCGGTGTCTGTCTCTCTATTGCCCACAGACCGGAGCTTCTCCCCGAAATATTTGTTATTGTGGCAGAATTCACATTAATATTACATTTGGAGTATATACCTACACTATTATTATTAATAGTATCTATACTAAGAGTGTTTTTAATATTTAATATCTCATCTGGCATGTATGTTTCGTAATATATCGCAGTAGAGCTGCTATCTAGTGATTTTATATTTATATTATTTATATTTGTTTGTTGCCCAAAGCCAGTAATTACACCACCACTACATTTTGTAATTGTTAAATTAGTAATATTATAGTAACAACCATCCTCGAGAGCTAATACCACTACACCAGCTAAGTTGGAAGCACCCTGAATAGTCCACTGCACTATATCTGTCCTTTTAATATTTGAAATAATATTTTCAATATATATGTCTTTAATTATGGAATAATGCTTAGTACATGCACTTAGAGGTGGAACATCTTTAGTGCCTAGTTTAGAATTTTCATGTATTTCTTTATTATGGATGTTAAAAGAACAATCTTTAATAGTTATTGAGTTAATTCTAATGGCCCCTATGATCTCCAGCGCTGATAAAGCATACAAGCTTTCCGGTTGCATACCATTTATATTACGTACTTCTATATCACCAACTGCTGTATCGTCTTCACCGATTAAATTACTGCATTTAATTGCACTTGATTGTCGGAAGACACTTGTTGTTACTATGTTTGATATGTTTATTTTTGGGGAAGATTGAATTGGTTTTTCGCTGTTATATATTGTAGTATTTAAATTATCTATTCCTAATACTTGTGCAATTCCATTATTTATTGTAGTAATATTTTCACTAGACAAATTGTTTATATTAATGGACTTATAATTATAAATAGTAGCATTATAAATAACAGTAAAAGAGTATACGTTGTCACTAATACCGGTAGCGTCATGTTTAAAATCTTTCATATCAATATTTATATTCCCATAATTTTTTATAATAGGAATCCAATCAGGTGCACCGGGCGATGACGAATATGTTCCTATTACTCGGTCATTTGATAGCGATTTTACCATATTTGAATTAACATAATTTTTCTGGGATTTAATAGTCAAACTTCCATAAATTATCCAATCATGAATAAATTTGGCGAGAGTGTATGACGGGTTATCATTTACATATACAGTTAATTCTACATATTCGTTTATTTTTAGTGAAGTATTGCTAAAGTTTTTTATTAAGTCAAATTTTTCAAAAATAGTTATTTCATCATCTGACATCGAAGATGTACTAAAAGACTTGTCAATAACACCGGTTTTTTTAGTAGATGGGTTTTCTGCCGCGTTTTTAAGAAAAGCAATTAAAGCTGCTTCATTAGATATAGTAGTTATTTCAGTAGCAATTTCATTAGTTATTTTATTAGTTATTGTATTATTATTTACACAATTACACTGCGTGTTTTTAGTTCTCCCAACACCTCCAGAGAAAGCAGGGTTTTTAGATAAAATATTATGCATCTTCATATAATTTAATCCAGCTGATGCACTAGATGGAATAACTAAACGCGAAGATACACGATTTTGACTACTTATACCAGAAATTTTTCGATTATATATGCCTCCCATAATACCAAAATGAGATGTTTGATTAGTCATAGATGCACGCATAGTAATTTTTTTGGAAGGCATTTTGTATATATATATATATTATTTCTTAATAATATCTAAAATATGGTCAAGTTTATTGCGTAATTCAGATATTTCACGTAACACAGTTTGTAGTGTTACCGTCTCTTTATTTAGAGACGCTTCGGATTTTTCAACATCATCTTTAATATTTTTAGTTTTTAACCGCGACAAAAAGGATTCTACAGTGTTTTTCTCTTCTATAAGCTTAGTGTATTCAATATTGTCTTTTGTTTCGAGTGAACCTGGTGTATGTGTATTAGTAACAGAAGAATCGGTTGCTGGCGTATCGGTATCTGGAATATAAATATCATTATCATTTTGTTTATTCATCGCTTCTTTGGCATTAAACAATTCATTGATATTTTTACCGAGTGCAGTGGCAATATTATTTTCATCAAAAGATACGTTTTTTTTCATCTTTTTAGGCTCTACTTCTACAATATTATCACTATCTAATTTTGTTTCTTTGCCAATACTGATATTATCGGATGTTCTTTGTGCAGGAGTAGTATCGTATGTAGATAATACCATATTCATATCGCGCTTTCTTCTCTCTACAATTTCTGCTAGTTTACTATCTAAATTTGGGTCAGCAGTGTCTTGGGTATCTTTATCTGAAAAATCGATGGGTTTGGGCTTTTCCACATTCATATGTTGCCTAAAATTATTTTGTGTTTCTTGCAAATTGTTCTGAAATAGCTTTTGTCTCTCTGCCGCTGCCTCCTGATGTGTATATTTCATCGCCGTTTTAAGCTCCGGGGTTTTGTTTAATGGTGGAGTTATCTGTTGAACCAAAGCACTTTCTTTTAATACTTCGATACTTTGTACTATTTTAGAGATAAATCTTTTATTAAGTTCTGTAGTATTTAAATTTTCGGCAGAATTTGTCGTGGCGTGTATTTCTTTCTCAAATAGTAATTTTACTTGTTGTTCATGCGCACTTGATAAGTTTTTAAACATACCATTTTTATATAGAAAATCCCACAAAAAAGCTTTATTTTGATTGGTGGCGAATTCGGTAGTCATATAAATAGTATAAGTTCAAAATATTATTTATATTTATTTTATCATATAAATGTTTGTCGCTTTCATAAATTTTATATCTACAAATATTCTTTATATCCAGTTAAAATACTTTTTACGAAGCTTCTCCATTTCATCATCTGATACTCTATGTTTCATGTAATAGTATGGGGTCTTTTTATCAGTAAGCATTTGTATAATCAAATATAGTGAATACATCCCACATTCTGTATCGCCTTTTTGATGCTCTTTGGGATGATTTTGATGAAATTCCAAGTTAAAACCTAATACTTTTGCTTGTTTTTGTATGCGCTTGACCAGTTTTTTTACGCGCCCAGGTATTTTATCACCATTACTATCAAAGAAAAAGATGAAGCCTTTTTTTACATCGATAAACATAGATATCCAATGAGAACCTTCTTTGTAATGGGGGTCAAGGTTAAAAATAATACCGATTTTATTTTTCCCCTTTTTGAGTTCCGTTGCTAAGTCAAATTCACACAATTCTTTCCAGACACATTCGCCATGCATGATGTGGTCGTCAAAATCAATTGGAGAAGGCCCAATGAAATTAAAACAGTGGTATTTTTTTTCGTATTGTTTCATAACCTTTTCTAAATCTACGCTGGTTAACCATTCATTTGGGTTGGTATGCCATTTTTTAGGTGCGATTGGTGCAAATGTGTAAGACATCAGCTCGTCATCAAGCTTATTTGCCACAAATTGCTGGCGGAGCCAACAGCTCTCGACATTACAGACATTTTGCATGTTTTCGCGCAGAGAACTCCATATTTTATTAGGCACAGTGGCCTCTATCTTAACATCGGGGTGCCGTGCATTCCATAGTTCTCGCATTTTAATTAGGGCATCGTCACTATAACAGGTGTATTTTTTTTTCTTCGCGGTTGGACTACATATTACCTTTTTCATGGTTTTTGGTTTTTTTTTCGTTTTTTGTGAACGCCCACGAGGTCGTTTATTATTTTTTTTTGTGGTCATATTATATTATACAAATAATATAATATTGGTTAATAATATTGTTAAGCAATGATGGGATGTGATATCCCACTATTTTTTAGTCGATTTTTTCTGTTTGATGCCTTTATTTTTTAATGTTGGGTCCTTTAAATCAATCGCTTTTTTGACCGGTATGTTCATTGGAGGAACAGTTGTTATTTTTTTCTTTGTAATAAATTCATCTAAATTTCCACCTGTTTTTTTCTCTCGCATAATATCTTTATTTGCTGATAATAAAATTTCTTGTGATTCTTCATAGTCCTTAATATTACTAGAATGAATTTGGCCATGCATATTTTCTCCAGAGAGTTTTTTATAGGTATCATGTTCTTTTTGCAATATATCACGTTTGTCTTCGAGTTTAAAATAGTGGATTGCTTCATAGACAAAATTATCGTGTAAATCTTTTATATTTTCTGGACACGTTTCACCTTTGAGAATTTCTTTAAATAAACCAATAAGACGTTTTTTATAAAATTTTTTATCTGTCGTAGATATCGTTTCGCAAATTACAGGTTGTCGGGTGATTCCAGAAGTAGCTAAATTATTTTGGTATGCTGGATTTGTTAAATATTCAAGAGTTGCAATACGTGTATCCATGCAATATTATATTATATAAAAACCTTGTTTTATATGTATAAATATACATTAAGACACACTCTGAGAAATATTTACAAAGAAATTTTTGTTGGTAATTGCTCCTGATATATCTGTAAACAACTGCCATGAACTTGGTGGACACGATGAATCACTACAGTCTGGATTTAAAGTGCATTCTCCGTAAGAACAATTATCAACTTCATCTTTATTTTTACAAAATCCAATATCATTAAAGCACCCACGATGACTTTCTGAGCACCATGAAAATTCTACATCTTGACCCACAGGAAACGATGGATATGGCAAAGTTGTTATCGCATTTATACCATCACTATTGTCGGCAGCATATGCTATTCCAAAAAAAGCTTTTTCATTTGGGTTTCGGTTATAGTTACCCATAGTTTGAAAAGTAGAACATAGCGAGCCATTTATATTATGTAATTTGTATATATACCATCCCGTCCCAAATTGTGATTCATCAAAATGTATTTGAAGTATTTTATTATCGACACCACTAACATCATATTTATCATATTTGATCAAATCAAATAAGTTTTGTTCACTATAATTTTTTGCTTTATAGTTAGTTTTCCATTGGAAATGCTATTTCCTAAATTATTTTCAATATTATTCATATTTTTATTGGGCATAGTTTTACTTCCTATTCCACTCCCGCGAGGACGAACAGTAAACATCTTTCCTATACCTCCACTGCCTAAAGGATTTTTAGAAAGAAGGTTATGTTTTTTCATGTAATGGTAGCCTTCATACGCACCTACCGGGATTTCTAAACGCGATGTTACCCGATTTTGGCTACTTTTTCCTGATATTTTACGATTAATCAAACCACCCATAATACCAAAATGTGAAGTTTGATTAGACATAGAATCTCTCATAATTACTTTTTTGGATGGCATTATAATATATAATATATAATAATATATAATATATAATAATATATTATAATCTAAATAATCATTACACCTCTTTTATTTGCTGACGTGTATGATTATCAAAAAACATTTTTCCAGTATTACACGTATTGGGATTAAATGGTGCAAACTCGGGTTGGTGAAATAGGTCAGGGTGTGGTTGCACCTCATTTGTTGAATCGACCGTGACCTCATACAGGTCACTTTTTGTGCTGGGAACATATTCTGCTTGTTCACATTTTTGCAATGCAAAAAACTCATTGCGTAAACGCGATTCATCATCTACTTCCGAAGCGAATCCACTCCAAGGCGCTACCGCTGATCCCGGATTAAATGTTGATTCAAGGTTATATACTGGATATGATTTTAGAGGAACTGTGGATTTTGGCCGGCGATCTACAATACTCATCATATCGTATTTTGTGGCGACGGGGCGAACCGAATATTGTGGCTGTAATGGAGCAGAAGGTATATTTCTCATCGCAATTCTGGTGTTTAATTCGTCCGTGCGTTCTTGATTGCAATAGTAAATTCCATCAACGACGCCGTACATTTTTGAAGAACCTATGTTATTATTTTCATAAACATTTCCTAATGTTGACATTATATATTGTATCTAGACAATATTTTATACATTATTTATACGATAGTATAATTTGTCCAATTTTATGTAATAAAATACTATAATATAAAATAATATACTATAAAATATCTAAAGCTATAGTCTTATGTAAAGGTAATGTGTGGAATTTTCTCTTTGCTAAATAATAAAAATAGATTCGATGGTGAGCATATTCTAGATGCCTTTAATGTAGGAAAAAATCGTGGTCCAGAAAACTCGCATATAAGTGCATTTGGAGATAAACTAGTTATGGGGTTCCATCGTCTTGCTATAAATGGGCTTGATGATGAATCAATGCAACCTATAACTATTGGTGCATGCACACTAATATGCAATGGAGAGATTTATAATTATAAAGAATTGTTTAAACAAATGAACATTACACCAGAAACACAGAGCGACTGCGAGATTATTATTCATTTATACCTAAAATATGGTATTGAATATACACTAACATTATTAGACGGTGTGTTTGCTTTTATTCTTTTTGACAATAAAAATATGGAGGATCCACCCGTTATACATGTTGCACGTGATCCATTTGGTGTTCGGCCTCTTTGGATAATGAAGAAGACTAGATATGACGAAGATACTGAAAATGTCTTTGCAATATCTTCAGATGTTAAAGTGTTGTCACACCTATTATATGCAGAAGAATTAGAGAGCGATGATATAGCAAATGAGTCAAATATCAATATATATAGCTCTTTTTATAAAAACACGCGGAATATAGAGAGCGATGAGTTTATTATTCAACATGTTTCTCCTGGAACATATGAAAGTTTTTCATGTGATTTCAAAATTAGATCACAATGGAGGTCTATTATAGTGCCAAGACCATATTACAATATTGGTTACCCTAAAGATTCTTTTCGTGATGCAAAATCATTTAATTATGAACAGCAGTCTATAGCGTGGAAAGGTATTTGTTATAATCTAAATCAAGCCATTAAGAAACGCGTGGTTGGAACATCTGATCGGCCAATAGCTTGTCTTTTATCGGGAGGGTTGGATAGTAGTTTAGTTACCGCGTTGGTAAATAAGTATTATGATGGAATCCTGGAAACATTCAGTATTGGGATGAAAGGATCGGTTGATTTGCAGCGTGCGAAAGAAGTGTCGGAATATCTTGGCACAAAACACACTTCTATTGAATTAACAAAAGAAGAGTTTTTTGACGCTATTCCCTATGTAATTTATAATATTGAGAGTTATGACACCACAACCGTGCGTGCTTCCGTCGGTAATTATTTAGTCGGAAAATATATATCAGAACATAGTGAGGCGAAGGTAATTTTTAATGGAGATGGTAGTGATGAATTGACGGGAGGATATTTGTATTTTTTGAGTGCCCCGGATGATTTAGAATTTGATTTCGAGTGCCGACGTCTGTTAAAAAACATTTCTAGGTTTGATGTATTACGGTCGGATAAATGTATATCCTCACATGGTCTTGAACCGCGAACACCATTCTTAGATAAACAGTTTGTGGATTATTACTTAGGTATTCCTGTAACATTGCGGAATCCATTATCGGAATTTCATAAAAAAGCGGGAACAATTCCCACAGAGAAACTCTTGATTCGACAAGCATTCGATGCAATTGAACCAGATTTATTACCTAAGCATATTTTATGGAGGACAAAAGAAGCTTTTAGTGACGGTGTAAGTGGAGATGAAGGTGTATGGTTTAAGCTTATCGATGAAATGGTAGTAAAAGAAATGCAGAATGAATTCGGCGAGCAACGTATTACGGACGCACTAGAATTACAAGCTCACGGTGATAAATTTGTTGCCACAAATAATCATTCGAGAAAATTTTCACCGAACCCTCCGACAACGAATGAACAATTTTACTATAGGGCTATTTTTGAATTGTCTTATCCAAATATGGCAAACATTATACCATATTTTTGGATGCCAAAATTTGTCGAGGCGAATGATTCGAGTGCAACTACTTTAAAACACTATTCCTCTAGAGAAAAAAACACGGTTGAAATTGCGAGTGATTGTTAACTTAAAATAGTAACTAGTGTTTATCATAAAACTAGAAATTTTATCAATGGTAATACATTGATAAAATTTATTAGATCAAATACGATATAAAATTGATATCTCTCGCAATATTAATACAGCATAATATTAATACAGTGTAATAATATGTATAATTATACCTATAGTAAAACTGATAACATGGACTTATCAACAGGTATGTTTATATTTGTAATATTTTATGCTATATTAGTATTTGGCTGTTGTCTAGGTGGGTGCTGCTACACAATTAGAAACAAAACCCAAATTAAAATACTTCCTGAGGTGTGATATCCATTAAATTCTTTCGAACTTATATACCTTTTTTCCTTTGCCTTGATTTTCTATCTTAAGTTTTCCGACCTGTACCGGTTGACCGCGCTTATAACTATCTAAATCATATACATCCCCCGTTGCTTTGTTTAAAGCAAATTTTACACCTTGAATCTCTACTTCAACGGCTTTCCATTTCACAGTTATTAAATTATGCTCTGCTACTGTATCTGATTCCTCTTCCTCATATGATGGTGCATAAGAGAACTTAGAAGAATTTACCGAGCCAAATGAAAAGCATTTTATGGGTTCTTTCGAGCCAGCACTAGCATGCAGAGCACAATCAAAAGAAGATTCCTTAACCGCTTGTAGTATTTTTTCGGTGACATTTTCTTTTAGTGTTGCAATTTCATATAATGCTTGATCACTTGTAATGGGTGTCAAATTATCTATTTTACTTTTATCTTTTAAGCGAAGTTCTATAGACTCATCACTTTTCATTTGTGAATCAGTAAACTTCATTAAATATAAAAATACTTTCACTGTTCTCAGTTCCGGTGGCAAATCTTGGTGACTACAAATGCGTCTAGCGCGACCAATTACTTGTTGCATTCGCACGGGATGCCAATACGGTTCGGTAACATGCACAAATCTAACATTTTTAAGTGAGATTCCTTCTGCTCCTGACGCAGTAATCATAAGAACGCGAATGATCTCTCCGTATAGATTGTTATATGAAATAGTCTCAAGTTCTTTTGCAAGAGAGACAGGTAAATAATTCCATGTTCCATTAAAAACATTACGTATGATCTCTTTTTCTTCGGCAGTTTCAGTACCTGTATACAAAGCAAACATGGGTTTACCTTTATCTTCTTCTGCAATGTCCAGTTGCCAATTTTCTACATATCTACTTGCGGCATCTTCGCCGCCCTTCTTTTTAACTTTGAACTGGGCAAAGCCATTCGCTTCTAATACTAATTTGAAAATCCCAATCCCTTCTAGTGTTCTAAATTGACTGTATATCAGATGTAATCCGCGATGATCATGGTCAGTAATATTTTCTAACATATTTAAAAATTTTGGGCTATATGTTTCTAGAGCTTCCGGTGTTAAATACTTATCTCCGTTCGCTTGTAATAATTTTATTGCATCCGCTATGCGTTTCTCATATGTTTTCGCGGTGACAGATCCTTCTGCCGTTACACCATCGGCCATTGAGCCTTCTGCGGCAACCACCTCATCCGCTTCATATCTACCATCAACATTGTTTATTTTATCATCTTTTGACACAACATCGAGTATATCTTCATCGACGGCCTGCTCTAGTGCACTTTCTAAACTCTCTGCGGGCATGGGGCGTTTAATATCAGGGCTTGGGAAGACATAATTACAAAATGCACGCGAGAAAATACGATATGTTGACACCGTTTCTTCAAATACACCACTCGCGGCTTGTTTTTTTCGTTTTTTGGCATTTTGCATTTCTAATTTTCTCTCTTGCACACGAGCTTCTTCATACACACCGAATTGAAAGTTGCTCATGGGGATTTCTATAACGTGAAAGTCTTCGCTTTTATTATATTTGGGCATAATAGCTTCGATGTCTCTAAAATAAGATGTTAACCCTATAACGCGCCTCTTAAATATATTCATATTTTTTACGTTATTTTTTTCATCTATAAAATATGATTTAAAATCATCAAGCGTGTCTGGAAGTGCTTTATATTCCTTTACTTGTGTCGCGCTCGGTATCACCTTAATGCCGTTTTTGTTTAATAGTTTTGTGATTAATTTTACAAATGTTTCGTCATCAATCTCACCACGTTCTCCTACACGCACGCCTTCATATGCGCCTGCTTTGGTTTTATTGACAAATCCAAAGGGGTTTCTGGTTACTATTAATGTTGTGGAAGTCGGTTTGTATTCTATAAAATCCATAATATTTCCACCTAAAACTGTACTTTTGAAAATATTTTCGAAAAAAGCTTTCGATACCCGTATTTCTCGATCAATTGTCAATTTAAATGACCAGGTTTTTATTTTTCCACGTAAAATATTAAATAATATTCCTATCTCATTTGGATAATTAATAATGGGCGTTCCTGTTAACAAAACAATTCTAGAGTTTTGTGCATTCAAAAGATAGTTGTATAGTTTCATAGACATGCTGTCACCTTTCCCCTTTTTCCCCATCTTGTTAACGATTCTACTTACAAAGTTATGGGCCTCATCTATTATTATGACAGCATTATCAAATGGATTTTTTGAAAAGTTATTCGTTAATGCACGAAGGTGCGACATTCTCATGCCATTATAATTTATAAATTGGTATTTATGACGTATCATCTCGTTTAATTGTATATCTAAGCTAGCTTTTTGTGTGGAATCAAGTGTGTCGAAGTTGGATGGTTTTGACATATTTACTAACCATGCCCCGCCCTGTTTTTTTATAAATTCTACTGATAAAGATAACATGTATGATAGTTGCTCTATAATTGGGGAGCTGTCGGGTGTGCTAATGAATTCCCAAAATTGATTTTTTCTATAGATCATATCGCCACATTTTTTAATCTCTTCAATATAATTCATCCGCAGTGATGCTGGTGTCATCACAATAACTGGTTTACTAGTTTTCATGCCTTCTGCAATTGCTATTGACGAACAAGTTTTTCCGGACCCTAAACCATGAAATAATAGTAACCCACGATATGGTGTGTATAAGCTAAGATAGTCGCGCACAATCTTTTGGTGTGTCATTGGAGAGAATGGCTTATCTTCATCGCGGTCGCATGTCGCTTTTCCGGCTTCATCTTGTAGTTCTTTTTTATATGGTCCAAATAATGACGACATGAAGTTGACAAAAATTTCTCTATTATTCATGTAATATGATGATGCACGAATATACTCTTTTTTTGCTTTTTGTTCGTCGCGTTTTGAAAAACGAGTTGCTAAAGTTGCGTCTCCTATTTTCAGCATTGACGCTGGACCTTCTTGTATAATTCCTATAGGCTTTTGTGTTCTACGTCCGATTTTTTTTTTCGGCATTGATTCTCCTAGAACGGCCACCTCAGATGCTTCTTCTGGAGTTTTTTTTGGCTTTAATTTTATTTTCAATTTACGCTTTTGGGGTTTTGGTGAGGCAACAGGTTCGATAATAGCCGGTGGCATATCCGCCACGGCTCGTTCTTTGGGAGACACCTTCTTTGTAAGTTTTTGAACTCCCACTATTCCCTCTAAAAATTTGCCTCTATCGAAAGCAACCGCAGTTTTATCGACTATTTTTGTTTTAATGACCACCGCCTCTTTGGGCATAACAACACGAACCTGTTGCAGTAATTTTGGGGGTTGTTTTACTTTTAATAAATCTAGTAATGGATTTTTTAATAATGAAGTTGACATCTATATATATAGCTATAATATTTATTATGAATTATATTTATAATAAATATTATAAATATAAATAACAACTTTTATATAATGAATTTGAATAAACTTTTAATAACATCAATGTCGCAAAATCTGTCTTTTACGCCTATAATATGTGCAAATACTACATATGGAGCATGTTATTATAAAACTTTAGAAAATGCACAGTTACCTGATACTAGTTATAAAAATGTTTTGGCTATAAATTTAATAACATTGGCAGGCTTATTTATTTATAATAATCCTAAACTTGATGCTGCCGCTAAAAATTTTTTAAACTATTTTATGTCTGTATGTTTTTATAGCGAAAGCTTTATATGGGGTGGTGGGACAGACGGAATGCCACAGACGTATTCATCGTTATCAAAAAATGGAATATTATTATGTTATTATGACCAATTGCTTGCATGGCAGAGAGGATGGCGTTTTGCAGACTCCGAGGATAAGAATATTTTACAAAAAACAAATACGATACCTATTTTTACATCATGTGTTGCAGATTGTATAATAGCATTATTATTACGAATTATAGGACATTCTACAGGTAATATGCAGACAAAAAAAACAGCCATACAATATTTAGGACAACAACAACAAAATTTTATAGCACCACACCTATTTAATTCATCATGGACATACCCTATCAATTATGGTGCAACCGAAAAGAGTAATCCAGATGTATTTAAAAATAAAAACGATTCTACATCACATAAGTTTATATTGGGTCCGAGCACGTGGTTGGCGATGTCCACTGATATTATAACATGGTTGCGGAAAGAAGATAATAAAACAGCAACATCGACATTTAAAAAAGAAATCCAAGACGGCACTGCAATATGGAAACATGTTAAAAAGTATACATATATTTATGAGCGAGTGTTGATAGAGTCGTTTAAAAAATTAAATATCAAATATGGTAAACCTCAAAATCTTTTATTGACAAATACTTTTGGAGAATTTACCAGCGACATAATAAAGTGTTTTCATTGGGATATAATATCTAGTATAGATTTACACTCAAATTTTGATGCCGGCACTATATATAATCATTTTGAAATTGATAAATTAATTAAAAAAATTAATAATGATAGTATATTTGATAATGATAGTTTACAAAATATGCTTAAAATATTTGGAGAAACCTCTAAACGTCATGCTAGTTCTGAAGAGACCATACATAAAATAATAGACGATATTACACAAACACAAACAGTTACTGATACTTCTATACAGGCTATACAGCAATTTTATTGTGGAAAATGTTGTGTGTGTCCATTTGTCGATCCTGCTACAACCTGTATATAAGATGTCATAGTTAAAATGTATTAATTAATTTAAATATTTAATAATATTTTCACAAGCAATCTGCTCGGCCTTCTTTTTGATTTTATGTGTCCCTGACGCTAAGAACACAAATACTTTCTCATTCTCATGAAGATGTTTTTGAATAGCAGAAAAGGATCCGTAATCTTCAATAGGTATGGCGTCTTTTATTTTCATATGGTGGATAGAGGTCCCTATACATAAATATACTCCCATAGTATATCCTGTATCAATATCATGCTCAATTTCAACATAGTCGGGTGTGACTTTAAATTCTTTCTGGATTTTCACCTGCAGAATATTCTTGAAATTATCGTCAGTCTCAATTAGTTTCATCCAATCTACATGCTTCTCAAAAATATTTTCCACAAAAATTTGTGCCATTTGAAATCCTGGACCTGTCACAAAAATGTTTTGAAACCAGCCATGTTCGTCTTTTACCGATATTTTATTGAAATCTAGGAATAGTGCACCTAAAAAAGATTCAAATAAACACCCTAGTTTTTTTAAATTAGTTCTTGTTTGCTTTTCTTCTGCATGTTGTGAAAGAAGCAACCATTTATGTAACCCCATTTCATATGCAACGCGACCGATATGTTCATTTTTCACCAGAGCAATTTTTTTTTCTGTCATGAAGCCCTCGTCTGCCTTGGGGAATCTTCGGTATAAATAATATTTTGTGATGAGTTCAAGAACGCCATCTCCAATAAATTCTAATCGTTCATTAGATTTTGTTTTTAGTGGCAGGCAATTTTCTGGACGAGGTGCTATTATAATGTTTGATTCGGCATTTTCTAGTGCCGGGCGTTTTGTATATGATCGATGCACAAAGGCACGTTTATATAGTTCTATGTTGTCGACTTTTGCGGAAATTCCATATGTGGAGAGAATAGATTGAACTTCGTTCAATGTAATCTCTTTGTTTTGTTGATTAAATGGGTTAAAAATTAACTCTTCATCTTCTTGAAAAATGTCACCATCTTGCAGTAGTTTTTTTGCTTCTATATCCATTACATTTAATTGTTTCTATGCGTTTAAGTTATTATCTGTTATACAAGTATATTATATAAAAAAAACATGACACGCATGTTCATTTTTAATTTTTTGTTTATGTGATTTTTATATTTTTACAGCATAGAGTCAGCGAAGGCCTCCCAATCGTCATCGCCGTTGTTGTCCGCGAGGTCCGAAGCAGGCATGGTTTCTTCAGTGACTGGTGCATCGACAATAACGGGACATTGTTCGCTCCTCTCCTCCACCACATCGTCAACGGGGACGTTGTGATGCATCATGACGAAGGTGATGAAGTCCGCGACGACAGTAATTGCCGGGATACCACTCATCTTGCTCGTCAGAATGTCGGCGAGTTGCTGGAGACCCGCGCGGTTCTTTCCATGCGCCTTTTTGCTAGCGTTGAGGTTCCACACTTCCCCGTACGTATAGCCAACGAGATGACGTGAAATAGAGCGAAGCGCTGCAGTAACCTCAGAGTTATGGGTCTTGCAGATGTTGCGGTAGTGGGTTTCGCGCGTTCCCTTA